GCGGGTCTGTTGCGTTTGCTGACGTCTCTGTCTTTATGAAGACGGCCGTTAGCGCATCACTGCGCGACAGGCCGTCCCTTGCCACTAGCTCCCTTGCCTCCATTAGCTGCTTTTGGCGGTTTGGGTTGAATCGCGACACCCACTCCTCGAATGGGAGTGGTTCTAGGTGTTGAAGCCACTGGTTTTCCTCGAGTCCCCAGAACTTTTGGGCGAGGCGCGACAGTGGTTTTGGTGTTGCGACTGGACTGCTTGGCAAGTTGCCCCCCTGGATGTTTACGGTCCCCAGCTCGCACACTATTGCGCTGTTTGGGATCTCGTCCAGGCTTGGATTTACGGACCAAGGTAAATCCGGTTCCTGTACCTTTCTTCTGCGTGCCAGGTCGAGGACCTCTCTTTGCCACTGTGGCGTCATTGCACTTAGTGGTTGCAGGTAGATTGGCGGGGTCATCAGATGAGGAGTTTCTGTTGACGTCAGGAAGGGGCGCGGTGATGTGCTGTCCTTTACCAGGGCTGGATGTGGTAGAGGGACCACCGCGAGCACTCTCTTTTCTATTCCTGCGGCCTGATTGTCGGCTGTTTTGGCAGGGAGTGCTACTCGACTCGACAGCAGTGGGGGCAGCAGTTGCCGCCCCACTGAGTCGAAAGGGCTGCTTGATCTTCTTGGCGTTCTGGGCGTCAATCCTCATGCTGACGACGTTGGTCCAGAATACCTCGTAAGCTGGGAGTGTTTTCACATTCCATGCCCAAGAGGTAGCCCGCATAGGGCCGGCAGAAGCTACACGTTCCCTCACATACATGACCCCTCGAGTAAGGATCTGAGCTACAGGATTGGAGGACTCACCGACATAGTCGAGTATCCATCCAATAATCCAGCGCTGTAGCCAACTGTATGTGGTTGGGTCGGAAACGGTTGAACGTCTGTATGTGACAGCCATACGATCTGCGATACCAACAGCGAGCTGCTGGGCAACCAAGAAGCAGGATTCAGGTTGCTTATCTGCAGTGAAACGTCCACGAAGCAGCGAGCTAAGGTTGGGGATCCACTTCTCATCCCTTACGGCAGTAGCCATTTGGAATGCGACTCGGTAGATAGTGGCCACCGACAGCTTAGCTGGAGCGAGTCCTGGCTGGGTCACATCGTAATGATCGCCATTCAGTACAGCTTTCGCTCCTCCTGCTAGTTCAATGTCGGGCGTGATACCGGCACTGCTTTGCAGGGTGTTGTCCTTGCTGGGGTCGAATCGTCCAGACAAGGGAACACACCAGAGAATAATCGAGTGATCAGTGTCGAGAACTCTTTGGTAGCTGAATGCACCGTCTTCGGTACAAACCACTCCCTCTTGGTCCCAAAAGTGGTAGCCATGAGTATAAGTGGTGCCGCCTCGAGTAGTCATACTGATAAGACCTCCA